ACAATGATGTCATTTTCCGCCATTGTAGACAAAATTTGTCCATAAAGTTGGGAAAACACATCACGATACTCGGAATGTCTTTTTAGGTTTCTAATATGGACATCAGCGATGTGATAAATCTTACCAATCTTTTCTATACCAATATTAAGAGTTTTAATTTTACTCATAAGCCGTTCATCTTCAACTCAACCAACCTTCGGAGTGTTAAGGATGGTGTATTGTAAATAAGTTTATTTATATTTTCATATCCCATGTCAGATGGGTCTTTATCTTTTAACTCCACTAAATGCGTTTCAATTCCATACGATACAAACTTTTCAGCCAACCCTATGGAATTTTTTATAGCATCCGAATCTAAACAAATATACAACTTTTTTACCAATTTTCCAAGTATTTTTTTTTCAAGACTTGGTTGTATTGATTTACCGAAAAGTGGTATAGCGTTTCTTCTAATTGAAATAGCGTCAAACGCACCCTCACATAGGATAATTGGAGTATCCCAATTAACCAATAAATCAAATCCAACTATGTCTTTGGAAACCTTTGGATTTTTGTGTTTAAACTTTGTATCATAAAATGACCTACCAACAAAGTAGTTTAACTTACCACTCCCATCATAGGATGGTATAATAACTTTATTATCGTATTCACCACTTTCACAATATCCAATATTGTATTTAACAATATCTTCAGCACGAACCCCCCTACTTAACAAGTAATTCATAGCGTGTTTCCACTTGATGGAGTCTGACTTTTGGTAGAGTGGTTTAAATTCTTTTGGAAGTTCTACTTGCTCTACAACTTCGCCAGTTTCATACTCACTTGCGTATCTATTTACCTTGCTGAAGATTGAATTGTATTCATCCCAAGTTTGTTTAGATACACGAAGCTTTTTAAAAAGTGACTTGATTGTTCTACCCTTTTCATCGGAAATCCAACAATGCCAAGGATTTTCTCCTTTGGAATTTAATCGTATATTAATTTCTAATTTTCTCTTGTAGTGGTCTACAAATGGAGAATAGAACGAGTAATTGTCGCCCGAAGTTTTCTTGGATTTACCAAGAATAGATTCTAAAAGTGATAATAGTCTTTCCTCCATACCACTAATATACGAAATATTTATGAGAAATCAAAGAAATTTTGTTTAGGGGTTTCTTCAATCCATATTTGTGGAATTTGTTTACTAGCCCACTTGAATCCGTGTTTATCACACCATTGAGCATAAGTAGTTTTTGAACCCTTATAAATTTTACCATTTGGAGATTGAAGAATAAATCTCAAATCCATTTCAGGATGTTGTTCTTTGATGAGTAAGTGTTTTTTTCTATCTTCAGGCAAAAACCACCCCTTTGATTCTATATAGATTCCGTTTGGTAATTTAAAGTCCGGCTTATAAGTGTGATGTGATGCTGGGATGGTGTATGATACTTCGTGTTTCTCGTATTCGCCATCAATTCCTTGAATTCTTAACTGTTCGTTAATTTTAGTTTCAAGACCAGACTTATGTCCTTTGGTCTTTTGGATATGACTCCAATTTCCATTTGCCATAACTTTTATTTAATCTATATCAAATTTAACCTGAATTGTTACATCCACATCATTTCTTCTTTTTAAGGGAGACCCTAATTTTGCCGTAGCCAACAAATCACCACTATCATTGTATAACCCAAGTGTAGTCACATATGGATAAAATGAAGATGATGTTGTGAATTCAGCCAATTGAAATTCATTTTCACTTGGGGTATATCTTGCGGATGGATTGGATGTAACAAGAAATTCTTCTTTACCAATTTCACAAAGAGCAACTATTTCTTCTACGACTTTTGTTGAACGATAATCAACTTGATAACCCGAAGAGGTGGTATATGTAATATTACCATCACCCAAAAGAACATTTTGATATCGTGGTCTTGGGTCGGTCACTACAATCATACCTTGTTTGTAGAATACATACCCAACATCATTTTTTTGAAGGTATGAACCACTAATAACATTATTGTCAGCAAGTGATGATACTTCGGATGTGGTAAATGCTTCACGATGTAATCTAAATTCATCAAGTGAACCACTAAATGCGGAAATTCCACCATATGAATCATTGCCAATTAAAATATCTTTTTGGTTATTGATATTAAATGGATATGAAACTGACTGACTTGCTACTCTTGCACCATTTACCCAAATTTCATATAGAGAACCCGTCTTGTTAAATGTAAAATGTCTATATGAACCATCGTTGTATTGTGCTGATGAAGTTACACGATTGGTAGAAGTTCCATCAGATGTTTCAAAGAATACTTTACCATTTACATCACTATATGAAGTATAAACACCTACTTTAAAGGGGTATGAACCTACTTCGGAGTTTTGAGTAGTGATAGTTCCATTTTCGTTTATGTATCGTTCTGCGATGTGTTTTGATACTATAAGTTTTTCAGTATCAGTACCAGATTGAGATGGTGGTAAACTTGCCCAAAATGAAATACCCCAATTATCTCTTTTATTAAAAACATCAAAGTTAGAATTATGTCTTACAAGAATACTTTGACTTTGACCACCAAAGACATATGCATATCCAGTTCCACCAACACCACTTGTAGTTGAAATACCACCACCCCCTCCACCAGATTGTGGTCCTACGGGTGATATATATCCAAAGGTTCCGGCCGACAAACTTGAAGATAACGGATATCCTAATTCATTTGGATTTAAACTTGAAGTATCACCAATTAAATACACAAGTCGCTCAGGAGCTGTCATTTCACCAGCGTAACTTACACCATACGATGGTATAAGATTAGCAAGGGCTTCAAAAGTTACAGTATTGTTTTCAAATAAAAGAGTTACAACCCCAGAGCCGGGAAATTGAAATCCCGTTACTCTAGCTAAACTTGAGGTAACACCCGTATTTCTATTAACAAATGGATAGTAAACACTATAATCGGTAGATGAACTAAAGTAGTTATTTGATGAAGCCGCCCACAATCCGCCTGAAATAGCAGCTGCTAATGAAGCACTAGCGGCTGTATCAGCAACTACAGCAGCATTACTTAATTCACCACCATACAGTGTAATTCCATCTAAAACAAGATTATCATGGTGAGTTCTTGAAGCGGATACCACAACCGATGGTGAGAATATATCATCTAAAGTTAATGGTAAATTTACGTTAAGGCTTTTAGAGCCACTTTGAACTCCAAGAAAGGTTCCACCATTTCCTACCGAAAGGTTTTCAGAATCGGTAGTAAAATAACCTATAGATGTAGTAGTCCAAGCCATATCAACTCACTATAATTTCGTTTTGAAAATTTGAAGAGTCAATAACTCGCGTTGAATCAAATGATAATTTTAATACAACATTTGATTGGTTTACTTTTACTGAAGAGGTTAATTCACTTGCGATTAATAAGCCATAAGAGTCATCCATTGATTGGTCGTATAATTTTATTGATGCTGATGGATAGTGTGAATTATCCAAAATAAACACCGACCCGGGCTTAATACCATCACCAAACTTATTTACAGGTATAGACATCACCGAAGCGGTGTCATATAAAGTCTTATCTGATTCTTGGAAAAATACTTGATTAAGAGAACTCCAAAGAACCTCTTGTGATACTTGGGTCATTGACCCCCAAGCGTTTGTATTAAAGTGAGTATTTGGGTCTACTGCAATACTACCATTAACCGAAGATGAAATTTCTACTTTCGTATTATTTGGATTGATTGCTCGTAATACTTGTATTCCAAAAGATGATGAGTAATTTACATTAGTTACTTCATATCTTTTGTGAGCCTTAAAGGGTCTTCGTTGTAAACCCTCTTGGAATATTTTTTTGAATACAATACTCATTTAATACAAACATCTTTAAAAATCAAGTTTAACCTTAACAAGGACCTCGTTTGAAAATGACTTTAAGATTGGTTTAGATAGTTTAGCAATTGCTAATAACTCATTATCGTTGTTATATAATCCAACAGTTGTGATGTAAGTTTTTGGGTCACCAATAAAGGTAGATTGACCCAAGTCACCATCTGAACCTGTTACATAGGATGGGTTATTTGAAAAGTTGTATTCTGCGTTTTTAACCCTTGTAAAAAAGAATGTGGATTTAACTTCTTCTTCGTTTCTTGCTTGGAAACCATTACTTGAATTTGCTACAGCAGCACCACTAATTGCAAGGAATAATTTATTATGATTCTGAGCATTACTATTTGTTCTAACAGTTCCCAAAGAAGCAGAAGCGTCAAGAGCCGCTGGGTTTAAGATAATTACACCTCTATGTGGGTATACAGCTCCAAATATTTGTGTTGTAGAAAATACACCACTAGCAAGAGAACCTGATACAACATTGTATGATTCTGCGTCATTAGATGAATTTTGATTTACATCACCACTATCATCAATTAAACGAAGTGTGCCAGTAGGAGAGCCCGAAATACAAAGTTCCCAGTTTCCTCTATCTAACTTATCTTTTAATCTTGCTCTATTAATTGTAATAGCGTAGATATCATTAGAAGTTGCGGTTCCAAATGTAAATTGAGTTTGGGTTGATGGTAAAAGTGTTTGTTGATACTGACCATAAATTGCTTTAGATGGAGCATCACCATCTACACCCGCATCCAACGAACCACTACCCAATCTATGTCCATACGCAATAGAGAATTGTGCTTCCGAAGTTGAAAGGGTTGGATTACCATTATAAATTTCGTAGTAGTATTGTTTTTGAGTAGCAGACTGAAATGATGAAGTGAAGAACGTGGTTAATTCGCCAACATTACCACTCCACAAACCACGAGTAATTCTTTGATTACCACCTTCAACTACATCATCCGTAGTGAATGCTGTGTAAACTTTTCCATTACCAACATTGTATGCGCCAGCAGGAACAATAGGAGTTCTATTTTCACTAATGTCAAACGACAAAAGTTGTTGAGCGGTTAAGGTGCTTGCTGGTGGTGTTCCTGATGGGGATGGTGTGGTATTACCACCTACACCACCAACATTTCCAGTTGAACCACCACCGGCTGGATTATTGAAAGAAAAAATTGGAGAATCTGACATATTTTGTCCTTTTTAATTTTATAGTCCTGCGACAGTTCGTGTGTTTAACACTCTACCTGTGAATGGGTTTACGGTTAAAGTTACTTCGGTTCTACCGCCGGTCTCATTACCAATAAAGATAATACGAGTTGTAATTGCGGTAGCGGATGGAAGAACTTTTGTTGTGATTGTGAATGCGTCTTTACCAACCACCGTAACACTCTTATTAGAGATGTATGATGTTGTATTAACACTTGGAGAAGTTCCACCAGGAACACCAGGATTACCAACGATATTTGCTGCGTCTGAATTTAACAACACTGCGGTGTATCCTAATAATGAGTTTCCACCATTTTTGGTTGTGATGTTGATAGTAGAAGTAATGCCGGATTCTTCCAAAGAAAGAGTGGTTACTGAAGGAACGATAATTGGAAGTTTTATGGTTGATTTTGGAAGAGTCAACAATTTAAACTTCATAGTGTAGTTTTCATCAGTTAGGGCTTCTAATACCGGCATATTCTCAATAATTGCGCCATAGTAATCAGAGCCCAATGAGTGTGCTGGATTCCAAAGGTTGTAATCAACCTCATCATCTGCTAATGCAAATTGTGTGATTTGAAACTTATCACGACCTTGTGCAAGAAGTTCTCTTCCCTTTTTGGTCAAAATCGCATCAACAGTTACCGATGAATTATCTAAATATCCCATAGTGTTTCCTTATTTTATGTATATAAATATCATTTTTTTATTAAATTAAACTTAACCATTTCGTGGTTGTATAAAATTTGTTTGAATTGTCACATTTCCTGCCACTTGTTGTTGTGTAGAAACAGCATCTCTATACAAAGGTCTTGATGGAATTGTATAAATAAATGGTGCATTCAATACAGCTTGTTCCGTGTCAATATCATTTCTTTTTTGAGTTGATGTTTGAGAAATGGATTCTTCGTAATTTTGTAAAGAAATTAATTCAGTTGGAACCATAGTTTGAATTGGTTCAGCTGAGCCTATTCTTAAATCACCATCTAACGCAGTTTTGGTTGATAGAACCAATGTATTTGAATCAACCACATTTACTTCAATTACAGGACCACCATCTGGCGTATCCGTTGAATCCGTAGTTAAAGAATCCGAAGTAATTCTACATCCATTAAAGTATAGATTTTCAATTGATAATCCACGATAGTCCTGCACATCCGCTGGCGAAAGTGATGATGAGAACGCCTCATTTCTACTTGCGGAACCAGCCGTTGAAAAGAATCTATTAACGATGAACGCTTGACTTGTGGTTCTAGCGTTTACCGCTTGACTTCCGGTTGGTGAATATTCCCAATATCCATTTGTTCTATTAACATAAGTGGTTACAGAGTCACAAACTAAACTTGATGATATAAATTCTGCAAACTCATCTTGAGTAGGGTCATTAGTTGATGATAGTATGAATACACGGTTTTGACTGTTGAAGCTAGCGTCAATAGTATATCCACTTGTAAGTTCAATAGTTCCTTGGCTATCATCCGTAGTTATTAAACTAACACTTGCGCTAATTGAAAAACCACCGCTCACAAATACCATTTCGTTATTTTTGTCAACAACCCAAAGAATGCTTGATGTTATATGCGATAGTAAAGAAGCGTTTGTAGTAATTGATGTAAAATTAAACTGATTATTACCACCAGCCAAATTATCGCTTAAAACACTAGCACTTACATTTGTTGAAACAATACTACACGAAATACTTGATGATAGAGTTGCAATTTGATATTGGTATGTTGATGGTAGATAGTTGTATAAATCAATAGCACCATCATTTACAATACCAGACCCACTACTAAATCCATAGTCATTTCTACTTGCGGTGATGTTTGATTCAACATAAAGAGGTATAGTCCCAACATACTGATGGTAATCTCGTGTAATACCACGATTTCTTTTGTATTTGTTTCGTTCAAGAATGTGTGGTTCAATTAAGATACCACTCATATAATTTACACGAGCAGGAAGAACTTGTTTGATTTGACTAAAAATAGATGAATCATATCTAGCCAATAAACTTAAAATAAGATTTAATGCAGTCTTG